GGGCAATATCAGTGACGTCACTTACTGTGTGTGTGTGTTGACTACCATTCACTTTATATTGTTTCCCGCTGGCAATGTTTATATTCCCATCTTGGTCGAACGTTGCAACTAATGTCTCAAGGTTAGTTGTATTTGATACGCAATAGAATTCCCACTTCATACCACCAGAAGTGCCATCGTGGTCTTCAGTTGCCACTGCTCGAATTCTTCCTGTGTCTTTGTAGATAGTGCCATTGAATGCTTTGGAAGCAAATTGAAATAAAACTTTCCCTAGCGAGACTGCTTGCTCTGATGCCAAAGTTCCTTCTGATACAAATGAGATAACAGCAGGTACCCCATTGTATGAGTGAAGAATGTAAGCAGGGTTCCCACTATCAGGAGCATAAATATCTACATCTCCATCGGCTCCTAACAACCTTACACCTCTATCAGATGGACCTAGATGTAATACTTTCGTAGTCTTATTCCAAGTGAATTCAGTATCTCCTTCAAACACACCACCATCGTTGAACTGAACTTCAGTATCACTTCCTCCAGGCGTACCTCCACCTCCAGATGTATCGTCTACATATTTTTTGTTAGCAACTTCATAGTCAGTTGTTGGAGCTGCTGAGGGTGTTACAGGGAAAGAGGAAAATGTTTTCACACCCGCTACAGTTTGATTACCTGTGAGAGCAACATATAGACCATCCGTGTATGTTTTGATAGACGCCAGAATATTCGTCCAGGTGATTTTCCGCAGTCTTTGCGTGATGCTGTCCCATAGGGGCATTTCATCCGCTCCAACCATCGGCGTTTTTGCCGTCGCAGCGTGAATGGCTTCACCTAAATTAAATGATTCACCGCCTGCCGTTTCAAGATACTCTGTTAATGCAGCAAAATTATTGAAATACGCAGCCAGTTTCAATGCTGGTTTGCCATCTGCCTCTGTGAAGGTTCCGCCTACATACAGATCCACATTATCATGGCTCTGGTGCAAGACAACCTTGCTAGCATAAGCGTTCAGCCCATCTTCCAAAGCCCACCATTCCCCGCCACTATACTTCGCAATGTAATTTCCTTCGTCTGTAAAACTACCCACTACATAAACGTCAGTTAGGTAAACAGCCAGCCCACGAACTGTTCCACTTACTCCGCCGCCGAAGGTAGCCCAAGTCGAACCATCCCAAACATAAAGGTGATCACCCGACGAAGTGCCCGCTAAAATTTGCGTTCCGAACATTGCCATACATAATATATTACTAGGCGGAGTTCCCAACGTATTCCATGTGGTGCCGCCCGCCCAAACCGTCGCCCCAGAATAAAGATTTGTGCCATCCGATAAAAGTTTCCCCGCAGCTGATCCCGTATCTGTCCAAGTGCCACCGACAGTATCATATCTCATGGAATTACCAGTCGTGGCAACTCCACCGATTGAATCAAACGTTCCAATGCAATGGACATAATTACCCAATATCGCAATGCCAAAGACCGACTCTTGCAGTGGGTCAGAATAAACTACATCAGCAACACTGGTTAAAGTTCCCGTAGCAATCTCATACTTCAACACTTTATGAAAACACCCTAAATAAATAAATCCATTGAGATGCTCAAGGCAAACGGGGGTATATCCAAGCGGCACGCGGGTCCATGTTCCGGCAGAGATACTATAGATCAAGAGATGACCGTCTGTGCTAGCGACGTACAAATAGTCTCCCACGATCAACATGTCTGAAACAACATAGGTGATATTCGGGTTCCCGATCGCTGCCCAAAAACTTACTTCCAACAACCCTGCATCATGCGCGGTCTTCCATTCGTTCAACAGCCAGTCCACGTCCTGCGTCACGCGGATCTCATTCTCAAGGATCATCGAATTCAGATCAACGATCACTTCAGCATGTTCATTGTCTACCCACGAAAGATGGATGCCGCGGATGCGATACTCTTCCTCCGTCCCTCTCGTGTCCAAGGTGATAGTGTCACCCAGGATGTAATCCACAAACGCCCGGGGACCGGCTCCATCGTAGATCTTGACTGAGATCTGCCTCTTCGGATCCTTCTTCCCCTGCAGCTCTGCATTTGCAAACGTCACCGCATTGTCCGGACGTTGTACAAAGTCGTAATTTAACACACCTTCTCTTCGCCGTCGCGCCGTGATGGATGTCGCATCCTGCGCAGACGTATATCCGTTCTTATACTTCACCAGCAGCGCATTACGAATTCCCCCGCCCGCCTCGCTGTGCGAAACTTCAGTGCAGTTCACGCCCACGCGGAAATAAACCGTCTCACTTTTATCGCTCCCGATCCCGTCCTTGTATGCGCTCAGCACATAGTTCCCGCTTCCATCCGGGGTCATCTCGAAATCGATCCCAGTCTTAGCGATCTGCCGAACAACATCCAACAGCGATGTGCCAACGGTCAGTTCCAGTGGGAAGTCATCCGTCCAGGCAACGCCGTCCGAATCGAGCGTATCCGTAAAATCCCAATCCACGATCGCGAGCCCGCCCCGTGTCTGTGCTTCTTCGATCAGTTCGATCAGCATCGCTGCCTGCGCGCCACTGTAGATGCGTTTGTTCGCACCGCTGCCATCCGTCCAAACGACCGCATCCTCAAGCAACGCCAGCGCACCACGCCCCGAGATCTCAAGCCCACGCCCTGCCTCCTCCCCCGCGTTGACATCGCTCTCACCCAGGTTCTCCACGAAGAACCCGCCTCTCACTGCATCCCGATAATGTGTCTCGATGAAGCCAGCCGATTCAACCAACGCTGCCGAGGCAATATCTAAAGCCGTCTTCACTGACCCGCTTCCTGGCTCATTCAGCTGCAGGTATAGGTCACCTTTCTGAAACGGCAAAATGCCGTGAACGGTTTGAAGATCCGGGTCCATTGATCTGAATTCAGCAAATATTGTCATTGGGTGTCCTTATAAATACGGTGGGTAAAACTCGATCTTGACCGTCCCGGTCGTGTGCGTGTCATCAGTCACACTCATAGCGTTATCGCCCGATTCCAAAACTAGCAAGGCGGCATTGCCTTCGTGTGTCACGTTCCCGATCACATTCACAGCCAGATCAGTAACAGCCGTAAACTCACCGGTGCTCGGGTTCACATCGATCACCACATAATGACCCGCTGTGATCGTCCCGTTGTATTTCACGCTCACACCGTTGGTCGTATTCGTGATCTCCGTGTTCGCCAGCGGACCCGTGAGTGTGATCTTCGGTAAGGTTTCCTCAGCTGTGCCTGGGTTGTTCAGCGTGTAGGTCTTTGGTGAGGCATCGATCGTCTGTGTATCACTGGTTTGCGTATTCAAACGGAAGAAAGGTTCCGGCATCGTAAAGTCCAACACCAGCCGCATAGAGACCGGCGACGTGCGCGCACCGTTCAAGTCGCCGGTACATTCCGCCTGCGCATTCCTCACGCTTAGATCATCAAGCTGTTGCTCCAGCGTTCCCAGCGACCCCATCCCCATCAACGCCTTCACGGTGTCCATCTTCGCTTCAAGAGCTGCGATGCTCTCTTCTGCGATTTCCAAGCCCAGCGAAAGCGCTCTCTGCTCAAAGTATTTCCGCGTATGAAAACGACCATGCCGAAAAGGCACCAGCACGTTATCGCCGCGCCGCTTCGGCATCTTTAGTGAATCACTAACCAGCGTCACGAACCCCAGCGTATCCAGATTCGTCCCGCGAAAAGACCAGCTACTCATTTGATCACTCCCAAATAAGACATCTTCTTTAACGTCCCGTCCACACTCTGCGAAGCAGGCTCAGGCGACGGGTTATAGATGTTGATATTGTTCTGCATCGAGCGGTTCAGCGTCTGCCCCGCCCCCGCAACAACGCGGCTCAGCGTTCCACTCACCGCCTGCGGAGTCAACGTCCGTGCAAAGCCCTGCACAAAACCCGTCCCTGAAAAATTACCGATCTCCATGAACGCCGTCGAAGGGCTTTTAATTCCAAGTACCTTCTTCGCCGCATCCAAAGCTGCCTTTGCCGCTGCCTTCGCCGCTTCAGCGATCGCGCTTGCCCCATTCTTCAACCCCTGCACGATTCCATCGATGATCCGTTTTCCGATCTCAATCCAGTTAATGTTGAACGCATTGCGAATACTGTTCACAAAGTTCTGAGCCGTGCTTACACCTTGGGCAACTTTACCCATGAGGTATGCAACGATCGCATTCCGTGCCGCCTGCCATACACTTTGCAGGAAGGATGTGAGCCCAGTCCAGATGCCGGACAGAAACGCTTTGAGTCGTTCGAACTGTGCTTTAGCCAGGTTGATATAGGTTTCGAACGCCTGGCGTAGAAAACCCAGCGCTGCAGTGGTGTCACCGCGCAAGAAAGCAAGCAGCGCCTGCCATAGGCTTTTAGCGATGGAAATAAATCCATTGATCACATCCCGCATTCCGCCAAAGTTATTCTTCCAGGCAAGATACAGCAAAGCCACCACAGCAACGACTGCCAGAATAATTGGCAAGACAGGAGCAATCGCAGCTCCAATGCTGGCAAGAGCCGGTCCAACAACGCCCGCAATCGAAACAATGGATGAGATAGCCCCGATCAATGGAGCCAGCACAGCAATTAATCCCAGGAATGCAACCACGCCTGTTTTTACAGGAGTTGGTAAGCCGCTAAACCATTCAACACCCTGCTTGAGATAAGGCATTAGGTCTTTAGCAATCACTACCAGGTCTTTCAACACAGGCAGAAATGCCGTGCCAAGTTCTTCTTTTACGTTCCCAAATTCATTATTCAGGATGGCAAGCTGCCCAGCCATCGTCTCACCGGCCGCTTCTGCGCTCCCACCAAATTCTTTTTGCAATTCGGCAAGAATGATCTTCTGCGCTTCCATCGCATTGCCAGATTCCACCAGCGACTTGATCAGGTTTTCCTGATCTTCCGTGAAGCTGACGCCCACACGCTTCAACGCTCCCATGCCTTCAATGGGATCGTTCAACGCCTTGCCGATCTGGATTGCAGACGTTTGCAGGTCTTGACCTAATGCCTGGCTTACATCAAGGATGCTTTCCAATGCTTGCGGAAATACATTCTCACCAATATTCGTAAACGTCAAAAGAACCGACTCAGCTCCAACGATCGCTTCATCGTCAAACATAGTTAAGCTAGCGTATGCCTCAGCAAGTTGATTCAACTCGTCTGCGGTCATACCCGCTGCGCCACCAGTAGAGGTAAGCACAGCATTGAGCTGCGCCTGTGCCTGCTCCGCATCGAGCGCGGATGCTGCTATATCTTTCCCAACCGTGATGATGCCCTGCCCCAGGTCTCTCAGCCCAGACGCGGACAGTTGACCCAGCATGGTGCCGGTTGCTTCGCCGAATACGCCCTTCAACCCATCGAGCGCACCAGTGACTTTCCCTTTGCCTTCTGTAAGTCCTTGATCTAACTTTGAAGGATCCGCTGTTAGATCAAGGACGGCTTCACCAAGACTGCCCATTTGCTATTTCCTTATGCCGATACCGATTAACTTCAGCGCCACAGGAGATGCGACCTTGACCGGTCGTTTCCCATCATTAACTTTCTCTTCGATCTCACGCGCCCATTCATGTTGGTCGTCTTCTTTCAAATGCGGGAGTTTGGCTGCCTCTCCCAACATCATCCGCCAGACCGCGCGGTTCTTTTCGAGTTTGCCCATGTACAGCTCAATGGCAGACAGGGGCATGTTTCTGATGTCAGAATAGGGCAGGTGATACCAAAACGAGAGATTTGTAAAAACTTCCGCAAAATCTAGCGGGGTCTCTTCTTCGTCTTCGGTTTCACTGCCCCCAGCGCGTTTTTTGAGCGGTTTTTTTCCGTCCAGAATTGCATGATCGCCGTTGCCTCTTGCAGAGAAACAGCAAAGCGGCGCTTATAGCCGCGCGTAAATCTTTCTTTGAGAGTGGGCTTGTAACGCGGCAGCGATGGAGCAATGATCTCGATCACGTCGTCAATCGACTTCAGCACGGTCTCACCGTTGTTAGTGAATTCATCTTCGGTCAAGCTCGCAAACTTTGTGCCATATGCCATCACGCGCCCAAACTCCTGCGGGGTTAAGCTATTCACCGAACGGATCGGATATTCCTTTCCATTCATCAGCCGCACTTTCAGCTTTGTTTCGCCTAAAACCTCATCGAGGTTCAACACGCTGTTATTGTTTTCTTGTTCCATACAATCTCCTTACCCCTCCTCTTCCAAGGAGGGGTAGATAAATTACAGAGCCGCGGCATCCTTGGCGATGAAATATCCAAAGCGTTCTTCAGCAGAAGACGCGCTCAGGTTTTCCAAAGCAATGAATGAAAGCGGAAGCGCAGCGTTCTTGCCCTTGTCGAACTTGATGGCATCCGGGTCGATGTACGCCCGCGGGATGTAGAAATATCCCGGACCATCCAGATAAGGCGAATCGCCTTCGAACAACAGCGCATACTCCGCAACCGTCGCGCCACGATACAGGTTGACCTTGCGCGTGCCGATCGTGCCTGCACCAGGTGCAGTATCGGTCACAGGGTTGCCCAAAGCATCGGCGAGATTCTCAGCGGTCAACAAGGCGAGTTTGGTCTTCATCTTGAGACCTTCCTCAGTGCGCACTGCCTTGACGGGTCCCGTGCGTTGATCCACGCGGATCTCTTCGATCTTCTGGCTGGGGTCCGCTTCAACCCCGTCCTGAGTTTCGCCCAGATCGCGCCACGACCCCGATGGGGACGCACCCAATGAGGGCGGAGCGGTCAAGGCATCAGCGATGTACAACGTGCCAACACCGGTCATAAGTGAAAAAGCATCCATATCTCAGTTCTCCTTCAAAATTGTGACGTAACCATCGCGCTCATACTTCTCCGCAGTGGCTTCATCCATCGGAACGACATCACCGGCTTTACCCACACCGGTAATTTCACGGTTTTTATTGATCTTCACCTTCACAGTTTTTGCCTTATTCAGCGACGGGGTAAAGATTTTGTTATCTTTTGGTTCTTCCATACACGTTTCCTTTCACCATGCACTACACAACAGGCACTTCTGCCACTTGAACACGCCAGAAACTCAACACTCGCTTGATCATCTCCAGCTCCGTCTCAGGCATCGGCAAATACGAAGGACCACTCTCTGGCAAAAACGAATACACCAAAGCCGTCCCCTGCGAAGTGCTCACCGTCACGCGCTCTCGGGTGCGCGAAATACTCACCAGAGTCATCCATAGGTCCATTGCAGCGGCATCTGTCTCAGCCAGGCACCAGATCTCGAGCCGCGTATCATGCACCGGCACATAATGATTCGGGTCGCTATCATCTAAGATCACCACCATCGAACTCTGCGCCGTTGTCCACTCTTCGCCATACTTATGCTTATTAGCGATGCGCGAACTCAACCCAGATAACTCTGAGCGTGCCAACAAAAATTTGATCGCAGCTTCCAACGGATCGATCATCTCTGTAACCTGTGCCTTCTCAAGATAGCGTCCAACTTCGCCTTTGCCTTCTTCAACCCGATCGTCAGGTAGTGATAACCCTGAAACGAATGATGACCCTGGTGCACCGGCATTGCATACTTCAGCCCGCTGCCCACCTCAAGCGACAACGTAGCACTATCCGCTTCCGGCGTGACCAGTGCCCCGCCCCGCTCTGGTGAGCTTTGCCCAGCTGCCACATCATCACCGCCCCAGTCGTACCCGGCTTCCCCAACATGGATGCTTCGCCTCAGCGTGCCCGTCTCCACACCATGACCGCGCCTCAGCTCACGCTTTGCCTCGCCTTCCACCTCCAGCCCAAACTCACCCCAGGCTTGCGCCACATTCTGCATCACCTCGCGCTTCGCATCATCGCCGCGCCAGTCCAACTGGTAATCACCCATTGATCACCTCCACAACACAAGAGACATGATGCTGGCTATTCCCGCGCTGGCGCACCAACGGCTGCACGATGCGATACACCAGGCTCCCGATCGTCACCTCATCCTTCGGATTCACCGTCACGCTGGCAGGCAAAAGCAAAACCTTCGCCTTCACCCACGTATATTCCGAAGTCTGTGCGTTCATCATCTTCACGCTCTTCTCGATCAACCGGCAGCTTACATCCGCACCCACCGCAACATCAGAATAGGCATTCGCGTTGTAGCGATCGGGCGTCACATCCGCCGTTGGGCGGTTGATCGTGCAGGTTTGGTTCAGGAAGTTTTCAAACGACATCACATACTCCGTCGCTGGTGGGGTTACAGTCTCAGCACAGCCGCAGTGATCGTGGTCACGCTGGAATAATCCACATACACCATGCGATCATCCTGGTTATAGATGTTGGGCGGGAACGGACCGATCATTCGTTCTTCGCCGTTGGTCACCGTCACAACCTGATCTGCCACAGCCAGGTCATCCACCGTGCCAGGCGTCTGGATCGTGACAGTGATCGGAGCGCCCGCACCGTTCTTCACATGCAGGAACATGCGCCCATCGTTTGAGAACTTGTTGCCATCTGCATGTACAGCTGCATACGTTTGCTCCAAACCAGTCCGCACGATCTGTTGATGATTCATTTCGGTTCTTGCCATCGTTATCTCCTTATTTCTTTACAACGCCTTGAACTGCAGCCGCTTCATTGCCTTGCGGAACTCATCGTCCCAATTATCAGGAGCCGTGTACGAATATTCGCCAGCAATGCTCTCGCTTTTCATCGCCGTGCGCTCCAGGGTCAAACGCAAAAGGTCAATGATCACCGGAACGCGCTTGAAGCGGTCATCCATCGGCTTGTACGTCACCACACA